ATCAAGTGTCTCCGCTCCAGCTATAACCAATGCAGCTAGTGGAGATTTATTAACATCAGAAATAACTGTATCAATCCTAACGAGCTGGAGTTAAAATGAGCACACACGAAGAAGACTTAGCCTTCTTGAAAAAGACAGGCCAATTAGCAAGCGCACCAAAACCAACTGCACAAACTAAGAAAGACGAGGAATAAAGTATGGCAATTTATTTAAACAATAACGTAGGTGTTAAGTTGGCTACCAATGCTGCGCCAACCACACCATCTATCGACATTAGCTCATACGTAACTAATGCCGTAATTAATCAGATCGTGGATGAGTTAGAAGTAACCGCTATGGGTGACACAGCACACAAGTTTGTTGCTGGTCTACAATCAGGCACATTCACTATTGACTTTATCAATGACTGGGCAGCATCTCAGGTCAACGAGACACTGAGCGCAGCCTTTGGCAAGACTTTATCAGTATCAGTAATTACTGTTAAAGGCACTGCCGTATCAGCTACAAACCCTACTTACCAATTCTCTGTACTTGTAAATAACTTGACCCCAATCGGTCAGGGTGGCGTAGCCGAGGTTGCTACCTCATCTATCACATTTACAGTAAACTCCGCAATCACAGTGTCATCATCGGTGGCATTCTAACTAAGGAGTAGTAATGGCAAAGCTAAAGATAACAAGGGCTAATGGTGAAGTATCAGAGCACAAGATAACACCAGGTGTCGAGTACGCTTTCGAATTGAAGTATGGATCAGGTATTAGCAAAGTCTTGCGTGAGCACGAAAGGCAAACCGAGATATTTTGGTTGGCTTATGAATGCTTACGCAGGGCTGGTGCTCAGATACCTTTGTGGGGAATTGAGTTTATTGACAGCCTAGAAACTGTCGAGGTACTAGACGACGAAAAAAAATAATCCAGCGGGATTCGATCCTTTACAGCATCGCACAACTGAGCGTAGAGACTGGGATACCGCCTAGAGAGTTTATTGATATGGATAGCGAAATGTATACCGCAATTATACAGGTGCTAACCGATAGAGCTAAGGAGATTCGAAATGCCAGTCGTAGTAAACGGCGTTAAACAACTCCAGAAGGCTATGAGAGAAGTAGAGCCAGAGCTTAATAAGCAGATGGCTAAAGACATAAAAACAGCGATGCTTATTGTCCGAGATACTGCACGTGGCTATTTGCCACGCCAAGATGAAGTATTGAGTGGCTGGGGTAAGCGCACTGCTTCAGCCGAAACAATTAAATTCAGAGCATTTCCAGCATACGATTATTCTTTAGCACGATCTTTAATTAAATACAACGCTGGAACAAATAGACGTAATCGCAGTGGCTTTGCTGCTGCATTTTATGTAGCCAATATATCTGCGCCTGGCGCAATCTTTGAAACCGCTGGTCGTAAAAACCGCAGAGGCGCAATTAATTCGGAAAGCCTTAATCCTAATGCTGGTATACAGTTTATAGAATCTGCCGAATCAATTAGCCAAATGAAAGGCGAGGGTAAACAAAAAGGCCGACTAATCTATAGAGCGTGGTTTGAGAAATCTAACAAAGTTATCCCTGCCGTAGTATCTGCCATCAATACAGTTGCAACAGATTTTAATAAAAAAACACAACTACGTAAGGCAGCATAATGGCTAATTTAATTGTCAGCGCAGTCAGCACCTTTGATAACAAAGGATTAAAAAAGGGCAAGAAAGAGTTAACTGCTTTTGAACAAACAGTTAATAAACTAGGCAAAACTTTTGCTAGTGTTTTTGCAGCACGTAAGTTATTACAGTTTAGTAAAAACGCTGTCAACGCATTTATGGCCGATGAGAAGGCTGCTAGGTCTTTAGAATTACAACTTAGAAATACAGGGTTTGCATTCAGCGCACCTGGTGTAGAGAATTATATTTCTAATTTACAGTCATTATATGGAGTATTAGATGACCAACTTAGGCCAGCATTTCAGCAATTATTAACAGCTACAGGGTCTATTACTAAGAGCCAGGATGCTTTACAGACAGCATTAAATATAAGCGCAGCAACAGGCAAATCTCTTACTGAGGTTAGCGCAGCCTTAACACGTGGCTTTAGCGGTAACACCACAGGCCTTAGCAGGTTAGGTGCAGGCATAAGCAAGGCCACACTAAAGACTGGCAATATGGAAAAGATTATGGCCGAACTTAATAAGAAGTTTGCAGGCCAAGCAGCAGGCAGATTAGATACTTATGCAGGCAAGATGGGTCAACTCACGGTTGCGGCTGAAGAAGCTAAAGAAACTATTGGTAAAGGTTTATTAGATGCATTGTCATTACTAAGTAAAGATAAAAGCATTAGTAATGCAACAGATTTGATGGATGATTTTGCTACCAGCGTAGCAGATAGCGTAGTAGGTGTTGCATATTTAGTTAAAGAATTAAATAAATTAGGCGATACAAAAGTTGGTGGCGTTTTATTTGATGTAAAAAATATACCAGTATTAGGTGCATATCTCACTGGATTTGCTGAAATAACCGCAGCACAAAGGGCTAAGACCGCACCAGACAACAAACAAGGCCGTGCATCGGCTCGTATTTTTGGCCAACAACTACGTCTAGAAAATAAATTGGCAGAGCAGAAAAAAAGAGAATTAGCCTTATTAGATGCAAAGAATAAGAAGCAAACCGAGGTAGACAAACTATCAGAAAAATTTGATGTTGAACGCATAGGTTTAATGAAGGCGTTAGGCGAAGCCACAGATGCTGAGACAAAACTACGCATTCAATCCAAGTTAGCCATCCTAGATAATAACGAGGCTTTGGCTAAGAAATACAATGCAGAATTAAACGCCAAATCAGCTGCCGATCTATTGGCTGATAGCGCTAACAATGCGGCTAATGCCCTCAATACTTTGCCTAGCAAGTACGATCAAATCTTTAAAAATTTATACGAGCAATCACTTGCTATGGGCAATGATGTTGCTGGCGCAAGAGCTTTGGCTGGTATGTCTTCAAGATTACAAGCTGAGGCGGATGCATTCTTAGCAGGCACAGGCCGATACGCAGTACCAGGGCAATTACCATCTAGTGCGACTACAGCTGCCGCAGCAGCAGCACCTACAGCAGTACCACAGGTAACAGTTAATACAGGCGCAGTATTAAGCAGTAACCAAGACTTAGAACGTTATATCCAAGATGCTTTAGGTAACATTACTAAACTAGGTAATGGAGCATTGATACCTGCTGGATCGATTGCTTTCGCATGACAGTACCAGTAATAAACGCCACAATAAATTTCTCCACTGGGCCAGCAACTGCTCAGGCTATGCAGTTAGATATTGGCGTATTAGGCACAAACGTATTGGCAGATGCAGTAGCAGTTATTGTTGACGTGTCAGATCGTATTAACTTTATTCAAACAGCTGTAGGCCGTAATGCTTTATTCGATCAATTCCAGACAGGTCAATTAACATTACGCATAGTAGATCAAAATGGCGACTTTAACCCTACTAACCCGACTGGCCCTTATTATGGCTTATTAACACCTATGAAAAAGGTCAGCATATCTGCTACCTATAATAATGTTACCTATCCTCTATTCTCAGGCTTTATTACAAGCTACGTTAACACTCAACCTAAAGATGCCACAGAGGTTGCTTACACAACAATACAAGCTGTAGATGCTATGCGGCTGGCTTACAATGCTCAGATATCTACAGTCACAGGTGCTACTGCTGGTGATTTATCAGGCACACGTATTAATGAGATATTAGATCAAATCGACTGGCCAGCAACAATGCGCCAGATAGATGCAGGACAAACTACATTACAAGCAGACCCAGGCACAGCACGCACAGCTCTAGGAGCGATGCAGACTGTTGCCCAGTCAGAGTATGGCGCCATTTATGTTGGTTTTGATGGATCATTTATATTTAAAGATCGACTAACAGCCACAACTAGCATAGGTGGCACACCGACAGTCTTTGCAGATGATGGCACAGGTATTATCTATGCCAACGCAGCCTGGAAGTTAGATGACACCCTTATATTCAACTCAGCCCAGATTAGTAGGGCGGGTGGCACTGTGCAGTCAGCAAGCAACCAGGCAAGCATAGACAAGTATTTTATTCACTCCTATAACGCCCAGGATTTACTAATGCAGACAGATGCTGTGGCCTTAGATTATGCCAGGGCTTATGTGGCTAGCCGTGCTGAGACCACCATCCGATGCGATGCCATCGAGTTAGACCTATACACCCCTAATTACGATACAGGCATAGTGGCAGCCCTTAACCTAGATTTCTTTGATCCGATAACAGTTATTACCACCCAGCCTGGGGGCTCAAAACTACAGAAAACACTGCAAATCTTTGGCGTTCAAAACATCATTACACCTAATAGCTTTAGGGTGGTGTTTACAACGCTAGAACCTGTCATAGATGGGTTTATAATAGGCAACGTAGATTACGGGGTCTTAGATCAGAACGTCTTATCTTACTAAGGAGAAATTATGCCAACCTGGCCAGGCGCAACAGGTGACGTAGTCACCAGCACAATGTGGAATGGATTACCAGCATTCACAGTACAAACTGCTAAAACAGCAGATTACACAGCTGCAAGTGGTGACGAATATCAACAACTCATCCCAATAAATAAATCTTCTGCTATTGCATTTAAGTTACCAACAGATGCTACATATAATTTTGCAGTAGGTACTGTCATCACTGTTTTAAACATTGGTACAGGCACTTGCACAATAAGTGCAGTAACACCTGGTACCACAACAGTATTAAGTGCTGGTGCGACAGCCGCATCTCCAACTCTTGCACAATACAAATCAGCAGCCTGTATCAAAACAGCTGCCAATGCGTGGTATGTTGTCGGAGCTATTGCATAAATGTTAAATTTAATAGCTTCTCAAATTGGTATCCCCACACCAGCACCAGTAATTGACTTTTTAGTTGTTGCTGGCGGCGGTGGTGGTGCTCCTGGTTTATTTGATGCTGCAAATGGTGGCGGTGGTGGTGCAGGCGGAATGCGTTGCACAGTTACAGGCACAGGCGGTAGTGGTTCTTTAGAAAATCCAATTAGTTTAACTTTATCTACAAATTACACTGTTGAAATAGGTGCTGGTGGTGCAGCAAGCGCTAATGGTGCAAGTTCGATATTTTCAACAATTACAAGCACTGGTGGTGGTACAGGGTCTAATAGTACAAGTGCTGGTGGATCTGGTGGATCTGGTGGTGGTGGCGGAGCTACATTTGCACCTGGATCTGGCGCTGGTGGTGCTGCATCACCATCTGGCCAAGGATTTGCTGGCGGTAGCGGTACTGCATCTGGTCAATATCCTGGCGGTGGCGGTGGCGGTGCATCTGAAGTTGGCAATACAGATGGTGGTGGTTTTGGCGGAGATGGCAGGGCGACATCAATAACTGGATCATCTGTAACTTATGCTGGTGGTGGCGGTGGTGCAGCAAATGCAGGTGATGCACGCAAAGCTGGTGGAGAAGGTGGCGGTGGTGGCGGCGGATTTGAAGGAAACAGAGCTGGAGAAGCTGGCACAGTTAATACTGGCGGTGGCGGTGGTGGTGGTGGTTATGCTGGCGCAGCTGCTGGAGGCGCAGGTGGATCAGGAATTGTAATTCTTAGATATTTAACATCTGCTGGCACTATTACTATCGGTGGTGGTTTAACAGGATCAACAGCAACAGATGGACTTTATAAAGTCACAACAATTACTGCTGGCACTGGGAATGTGAGTTGGGCATAATGGCACATTACGCATTTATAGAAAATAATATTGTTACGCAAGTTATTGTCGGTATTGATGAAAATCAATTAATTGAAGGCTTAGCACCAGAAACTTGGTATAGTAATTTTAAAGGTAAAGTTTGTAAACGCACTTCATACAATGGCAATATACGTAAACAATATGCTGGCATTGGTTATACGTATGATCCAGTGGCAGATGTATTTATTGCACCACAACCTTATCCATCTTGGTCACTAGACGAAAACTTTGATTGGCAACCACCAATATCTAGGCCAGAGGGTATGGGTTTTTATTGGGATGAGCAGGCAGGAAACTGGATTGAAGCCTAAACTATGTGCAGCTGGTGTGCAGTTAAGAGATCAAGTTGATACGTGGTTTCCAGATAGGTGTACTAAAAGTCCAGAAGGATGGTTGGGCGATAGTCGCCATTCCGCCAGAAAATCGGATCATAATCCAGACGCAAATGGGTGGGTCAGAGCAGTTGATATTAATTCTAGGTTGGAGTCATCCGATAGCCTCGCACCTTATCTGGCTGACCAGATCAGAATCGCAGGGAAATCAGATAAACGTTTATCATACGTCATCTACAACGGGCGAATATGCTCGAAGATATTAAACTGGAAATGGCGTAAGTATTCTGGGGTAAATCCCCACAAGCGACACATCCACATTAGCTTTACAAAGTTAGGCGATAAAGATAGTAAGCCGTTCGATATACCACTAATAGGGGGCAAGATATGAAGATAAGCAAAAAACAAAAGGCGATACTAAAGTCATACGCACGTGGCGTATTGGTATCATTCTTAACATTCTTAGCAAGTAATGAATTAGGTTTAGACCCAGCGCTGTCTGTAGTAATTGCAGCACTCGCAGGGCCAGCAGCTAGGGCTTTAGATAAATCCGATATTGCCTATGGCATCGGTGCTAATGAAAAATGAGTCCTACAGAATGGGCTGGCTTTGGCG